GACATTACTTCCAATACGATATCTCTACCTGTGTTTGGGTCTGTAATATCTCCGTAATCAGGGTCAGCAATATATCCTAAGATATCTTGATAAACTGTCTTACCGAATCCCCAGAATTTTACTCCTTCTGATTCTTTACCTCTTACGATAACTGGTACAAAAGTTCTTAACTTTGGTTCCATTTTCTTACCTGCTTTCCAATCATCGGTATCACCTGTTCTTTTAAGTTTTTCTGCAAACTCAACGATAGGGTCAGGTCTACCAAATGACATTGGACTCAAATAAGTCTTGTTGTTAATGTTGTAGTGAAAGTAAAGTTCAATGAAAGGAATGTCTTTGTTGAACTTGTAAGGAACGATTCTCACTTGAGATTTTCCGTTTGCCGGTTTGAAAATTGAATCCGACTTTTTAGTGTTGTTTTGTAAAGAGCTAAATCTCTTTAGTGCCAATGAAATGTCCATTGTTTTGTTGTTTTTAAGGTTTAAAATTTGTTTTTAAAGTTGAGGTTTATATCGCGATATTCCTATATCTAAATATAACTTTTTCATCTTTTATTACTATAAATATACGACTATTTTTCCACAATACCAAATTTATTTTTGGAGATTTTCTACCTTTCTTTGTAGGTAAAATACCGCTTTTTTGAGGTCTTCCAGTTCTTTTTGGGGGTCTTTTTTACCCGCTCTGGCAACATACTTAACTACATTGAATAAGTAGGCATCTTTGTCCAATCCCCATGCTTCACATACTTTAATTACTTCGTATACATTATCCTTTCCCCCATAGTGTTGAGGGCCGTTAACCATCTCCGTTTCCTTGCGAATTGGTATTGCGTATTCGGGTGTTTCTGAAAATGAATATTCTTCTTTTGTAATTTTTGGTTTTGCTGGCATTACTATTTCTTTTGTTTTGTTTTTTGTTTGCCACTCTCCCATTCGTTTATTTGAAATGGTAGGTGGTTTTGGCATTTGTGTTGAATAATCTCCGAATCCAAACATAAGTTATTTTTTTATCTTTTCCAAATTTGATACCACTTCTTTTGTTTAACATCTGGTTTAGCAAAGGGTTGGGTGTTATCCCACACATTCACTATTCCACCATATCTTACCATCATCATTTGACAAAATAATTGATGATATTCAGGTGGTATATTATCAAAGTCTGCTTTAATTACAACATCTAAATTTATACTCCTACCATCACCAATCATTAATTTCAATTGGTCTCTCATTTCAATAATTGTACTAGATTTCATTGTTAGATAACTTGTATCTCCAATGTAGTATTCTCCTTCTTTTTGTTTCGGTGCCATAACTTATTTTTTACTTTCCCAATATATTTCTCTAACTTTTTTACCCAATTCAGCATCGTTGGGTGTATCTAAAATTGTTCTGCTATTTATAGTAATAAGATTTCTATCTTCTTTTAAATAACAATCTCTACATAATTGTCCTGCTCCATCTACATATCCATATCTAAAATCTACATGAGTAGTTTTAAGTATTGTAGTTTCTTTACTACACATTATACATTTTTCGTAAATATCTAAACTTTCCATGGTTTATTCTTTTATTGTTTCTAATTTGTTTTTCAATTTTACTGCAAGAGCACAAGTTTCATATTCCTCAAAGTCAATAAGGATTTGTAATTGTTCGTCTAAAAGGTCTGTAAATTCTCTACTATCAATAGATAATGTAATAACTATAACCTCTTTGATTAAGACTTTTGCGAAATCAACTCTTTTCTTTTTATTTCTTATTCCGAATGAAATACCTTCTACGATTGCTTTTGCAAGTTCTCGTCTATTTGTTTCAAAAATATCCGAAGGGTCGTTTGCGTTAATTTGAATTGGTTTAAATCTCTTTCTTATTGACATAAATCAAATATAAGAAAAATATTTTAATTCTCCAAATTTTGAGTATTAAAACTTTTAAATACTTTTGTAGGTATCATTTTATAACCTGTATTGGATGTGGTTAAGATACAATTTCTAAATTCTTCCCAATCAATCATATAAGAATTATCCAACATACCACCTGTTTTTGACTTAACTACTTCATTTAAAGCATTAATAGTGTATATTGAATTTGATTGTTTCTTTCTATGTACTAAAATAGTTTTCCAGTCAGAAGGGATTGCATTAGAACCCTTCTCAACATTAAAAGTAATGAAAGCTTCTTCAGGTCTCACCTTACTTTCTAAAATGAAAACATTTGGATTAGTTAGGGTATAGTTTGTTAATATAAAATCAACCGACTTATCCAATTCTTCCTTTGTCGTAAAAAGGCAAAGTAATTGTGTGTTCATTATTTTTTCTTACTTTTTTGTTGTTTTACTGCTTGTTTTAGTGTACCAATTCTAGAGGTTTGAGTCTTTAAACTTTTATCCACATCTTTAATTGCTTTTAATAAAACCATATCAGTAATATTTGTTACCTTTTTAGATTGCAAAACCTTTTCTTTTTTCATTGCTTCAATGGTTACTCGTTTTCTGTCTGCTACAGGACGTTTTTCACCTCTACTTCTATGACTACCCTTTTGTGCCTGGCCTCTAACTATTGTATTTGAATGGTCTGGTGGGGGAATTTGTATTCCTTTTGCTTTTAATTTTTTATCATAGTTTGGGTCTATTCTTCTAAAAATGATAGCATCTCTTGTATTTGGATGCCAATAGTTCCAGGCCTTCATAACTACATCTATTTCGTCAGCTGACATGTTTTCTATATTTTGTTGATTCATTCCACCATAATCACCTTTACTAAATGAACTTACTAAATTTTGTAATAACTTTGCCTCTCTAAGATTTTTAACTTCTTGTTCTAATTTTTTAAGTTCCTTTTCTTCAGGAGATTGAGATAATTTTTGATTAATTCTATTTACCAATGCACTGGGTTCTAATGAATTTTTCATTTGATTTATAGAAGATTCCATCAAATCCCAGTTTTCAGGACTATCTAATCTATCTTGCTCTTCCAATAAAGTTGTTTTAATTCCTTTTTTCTTTTTTTCTGCAACATTTTTAATTGCGTTGGAATATGCAATTCTATGGTCTAATTGCATTTGATTAAATGGAACCACTTCACCTGTAACGGCACTTCTACCACCATGACTCAAATATAATCTAATAATATCTCTAGCTCTTTGTTTACCTGCTTCTCCCGTTGTTAATTTGGGGTCTACACCACCCGCCTTTTGAATCAATCCCATCACTCTACTATACTCTTTTTTACCCATTTCATTTATCATAACTTCCTGTACTCTATCAATATCCTGTTCAGAAACATCATATTTTGGGTAATCCAATTGGTAATCAGGATTCTCCATTCTCTTTTGGAAAAAATCCAGAGACGATTTTAATTGTTTTTCGGTTGGAGCATATAAACCTGCGCCCGAATTTGCTCTTACTTGTGTTGGAATTAAACCATTTTTTACAATATTAACAATAGACGCATCATTTAATTTTTGTCTTTTTGTTTCGGATTCACTACGTTTAAGTGATTTTGTATTACTTTTTTTTGATTGTTGGGTTGGTTTTTCTTTTGGTTCAAATACTTTACCACCTTTATCTTTACCAAATACATTTGATTTTGGTTTTACAGGTTTTTCTTCATCATCAGGACCTGCATCTACCATATCAATATCCTTTTCCGAATATCCTGCTGTAGCCATCATATTCTTTGCCATAGTATATGCTGCAGAATTTTTCTTATATCCTAATGCAGACGCAACAGTTACTTGGTTACCTGTTTCTGGATTTTTAAAGCTTTGTTTTAATACCTTATCCAATGATTGTTTTGCTTCATTCAAATAAGAATAATAGACTCTTGCTTTCTGTGCCATTGCATTGGCATCAGAAACACCATTTTCTCTTAAAATTTTTACTAATTTTGTAACTTGTTCCTCTTTGTTTAAATCAATAATACCATGTTCTACACGATATTCTAATTCTTTTAGGATTTCTTGGAAATTTATTGACATTTTTTTATATTATTAAAATGAATTTTGTAATTGTTTTGCAAACTTATCACCATATGTCTTTTTAGCTTTAGCTAATAAGTTATTCAAAATTGAACTTCTATATTTAATTAAAGATTGTGGCATGTGACCTTTTGAATTGTGATATTTTTGAATTTTTTGCATTTCAGCAGCTGATGATTTATCGTCCATCATTTTTGCTAATGCCATAACTGCACCATTGTGGTCGTTATTATCGGTTAAATCTGCTATGTTGTCCAGTTCATCAGATAAAGATACTCTTTTAGGTTCTTTTTTATCCTTATCGGCCATCATTTGATTAAATGCATTATCACCATATTTTTTTAGTTTGTCATCGTTACCAAATACTGATGTTCCACCAACTTTAGATGCTCTACCTGCAGTTGTTACTCTACCTGCAACTACTACCTTTGTATCAGGTCTTAATTTATGATTTTTACTATAAGTGTCAAATGCTGCCTGAGATGGAAAATCAATCTCATGTAATGGGATAAGGTTTATTAAACGCATATTTTGTCTATTAATTGTATATAATTATATGATATAAATATAAAATTTTAACTTATAACCTCTAAATTGTTGTAATTCTCTCCTTCTTCCACTCTAACCGGAAAATCACCCTTCTCCATTATCTCTCTAATGTCGTTTAGAAGATTTTCTCTTTCTACGGGATGTGTGTCTATAATGAAGGCATCATAAGTATAAAGTATCATTTTTGACATTCTCCCACTCAAATACTCTAACACCTCACCAATCTTCATATAATTGATTTCAGTTTCTAATGATTGTAGTAAATAGTTAAATACCTTTTGTTCGTTACCACCTTCAATTCTACTAAAAGGAATTTCTCTTTTATATAAGAGTGTCGTAAGTTTTCCCGAAATGACGAACGATTGGTATAATTTCTTAATATACTCATCTACCTTTTGGAAAAATGGAATTCCTCTTGCGTTATCATCTAATCCCCCATAAAGATATGTAAAGGTTATCTTCTTTGCCGTCTCATAGTCACACCCATAAAGGTTTGCAAGATGTTGGTGAGCGGTCTCTCCTTTTGGAAATTCATACCCAACCATTTTCGCAATCAAACGAATGTGATAAGACTCATAGTCAAATTGTAATAAAGTACCATGTGGATGACGACTAACGAAACACTCTCTCGTTCCATCCGACTTATTTAGAGCAGAGTAGTTCACGTTAAGATGTCTATTGGATGGCCTTCCGGTAGTGGTGTAGGGGTTATATTGTGTGTAGACGATATCATTTTTTCGCAGGTATTGCTCGTTAAAGTTAAAACTATCAATAAATTTTTCTCTAACGACTTTTACCCCAGCCCCTTCCAACCTTCCCAATGTTTTAATTGCTGATGTATATTTTCTATCCCACTCTCTTCGTGTACTGATATTTGGGATTGTTTTTAAGACTTCATACCACTTCATTAAAGGTACACAATCATTCAACTCTTTAAAGTCGTTTCTATACCCTCTATAAACCGATTCTACGACCTCACTAAAGATAAATGGTTTCCCATTCTCTTCAAAGTAAACCCACTCATAATCTAATCCTATGGTGTTTAAATACCTATTGTCTAAAACCAATGTATTGACATGAATTATTTTAGATATGTCAAACTTATCTAACTTTTTTGCGTCTATGTGATTAAAATTAATTATACCATCACTTCCGTCACTTTGTCTATAATAAAGGAACGACAAACGATTTCCCAATGGATGTGCTCTATGAGAACTCCACACAGGAATTATAAGGTCAATATTTACATTACCCCCTAAAAACGAAAGTAGGGTATGTTTATCTTCAATTAGATTCATACCCTACAATATACTAAAAATATTTTGATTTACAAAATTTATTCTCCCCAATGTTTTTGCTTCATCTCATAGATGTCAATTGGTTCTCTTTTCATTTGTTGACCTGGATTAAAATATGCACCCTTCTTTAAATAACCACATAAGAAGTTTCTTCTCATTCTTGTTGTATCTCTATTTGGTTCACTACCATGTACAACGTGTGAGTGCAATAATGCAACTTGTCCTTTTCTTAAATATCCTTCAATCTTTTTGAAATCATGTCCTTCTGGCATCACACAACTCTTACCTCTCTCACTTCTCCAATTACCCGTATTTGTTTTCTTTCTTTCCTCATTATCTTCAATTGGTAATATAGGCAATCTATGAGAACCTTCATAATTCCAAACTGCTCCGTTTTCAGGGTCGTGATTATCTAATGCCAATGCTGTATTAATAATTTCATTGTGGCCACATCCTGTATAGAATGCATTTTGATGTTGGTCTCTACCCAATTCACCTTTTGGTTTGTAATATCCCCAAGTTTGCATTCCTACGATATCACCTTCCATTAAAAATTCACATGCTTCAATCATTTTAGGATGTGAAAACATTTTTTCAACTTTTTCAGAAACTTTGTGTGGATGCATGATTGGTTCAAACTCTTGCCATTTTTCAGGTTCAGCTTGATTCCTTTCTAATCTTAATCTATCTAATTCTGCGTTTAATTCGTCAACCTCTTGTTCGGTTAATAATTCTAAAACTGTCCAACCTCTATATCTCCAATCAAAGGTCATTTGCTGTTTTTCCTCAAAGGATAAGTGTTTGTATTCTTTCATAACTAATTTGTTTTATATAATTAAATATAGTGAAAATTATTTTAATTACCAAATTTTTATATGATTTTTATCATTTGTAGAATTGAAGTAAGTTTGGTAAATATAATCCAATGTTTTTTATTTTAAACGATGTCATAGAAATTGAAGATTTGTTTGATTCTATTACTCCACTATCCAATAATTCACCAGTACCACTATATATTTTTTCTTTTGGGCCGGCAATTCTCCAAGGCATATTGTCTGTTATCCAATATGGGTTATCTTGTAATCTTTGAAAAATATCAAAATTTACTTCAAAAACAAAACCATTTGGGTCATTAGCTTTTTGAATAAAATACCTTGTAATTACACCAGTATCATAATCATCATCTATTGGTATTGGTACTATTGTCTGTGGTATATCCAATGGAGGAAATGTTTTATTTTTTACTAAATCACTATACATATCATTTTTATTCAAATGTGAATCTATACGCTATCTCTAATATTGTTGTCCATCTATTTTCTTTAATACTATGTTTTACATTTAATACTTGAAAATATCCCTTTTGATTATAAATTTCAGGTACACCATCAATTAAAAAATATTCACCACAACTTATTCCGGCAATACCATCCATTGTTATTGTTGCTTCTAAAAATGTTAAACCAATCGTACCCGTTTGTGCTTTTGGTATTTTTGCTTGTATTAATGATGAATCTTTGTATATTAAATTATTCAATGGTTCCGTTTTACCATTACTATTCATTTTAAATCTAACAATATTTTTTTTAAGAGCTTCTTCTGTATTTTTAAATTCTTTTTCTGCCAGTTTTTGTGCAGCTAATTTATCCTTTTCCTGTTCAGCTTTTGTTTTAGTAACGGGTGGTGTTGATTTGGTTGCGTTATTCTCATTAATTTCCGATACTTCGTTCACTTCTTTTGCAAGTATTGGATTTAATGAATAATATCCATCTGCATTTTTTGCATATGAATAGTCTATATTTGCATATTTTGTTCTTAAATTTACAATTTCAATATTTTTGAAATTATTATTTGTATTTCCATTTTTATTAGAATCTAATATAAATTTACTATTATATAAAGCCTGTGCTTGCATCAAGTTATCTAATTCTAATTTAAATTCAAAATTTTCAATAATTGAACCGGATGCACCTATATTTAATCTATATATGTTTTCTTTTTCTTTTTTTTGTGGGACGGGGTTTTCAATTTTTAATTTTTCATCAACTATTATTAAATCAGTATTACCCTCTTTATCCAATGCTTTTTGTAATCTTAAATAAGACATGCCATACATATTCGCACTTATCAATGATAATATTGAATTTATTACATCGGCTTTAGTATATGATTTATTATATGAATCTAAAAAAGAATCATAACTTATAAAAACATTTAATAAATTTCCAACATTTTTATATATCCTTCGTTCGTTGTCCTTATTATATTTATTATATATTGTAAATAATGATGGTGTTTTCTCATTTTCTTCTTCATTGGTTACATTAAATTGATATTTTTTCTTTTCACCTATTTTACATTCCAAATTCTTTTTTTCGTTTATGTATATTATATTTCTTTTTTCTTTTGATATTTCTATTGAAGGTATTTCTCCAGGAAATAATAAAGAATCATTTGATGAAATTAGATATTTGCTAGAGTTTACAGGAATTATATCAATTTTTTCTGAATTTTTGTCATTTTCATCTTTTAAATAATAATATTGGTCTGTATTTATGCTTTCCTTTTTAGTTAAAAATAAATCTAAATTATTTAATAAATGTAATATTAATCTAAATGAAATATATGGTGTTTTACTATATGTTTCATCTTTTGCATCGTTATTAATTAATCCCCAATTAAAAAAATCTTCATACCATTTATCTTTTTTTAATTTATCTGTTAACACATCTACTGGAAGATTAAAATCACTAATTAATTTTGCTACCCAACTTTTATAATCATCGGTTACTGGTGCTTTTTTTGTACTAGTAATAGCATATAATTTTCCCTGTTTAATTGGAGTCCACATTTGTAATTCATTTCCTGCAGATATTTCTAATTTTACATCGTATGAACCATCGGATTCTATTGTGTATGAAAAATTTGTAACTCTGCCGGCCATAAAATCATAATCACCATTTGTATCTTTTAAAATTGTAATATAATCTTTTTTAGTTGTTCTATTTTTTTGTGAATAAATTTCAAAATAAGAATTCATAAATTCTTCGTGTCCTTTATTTGCAAATAAATGCTTATCTATTGTAACATTTTTGAAAACACCAAAAAGATTATCGGCTCTAATATCACTATTATGACCATATTCCAATACAACATTCATTCCAGGTCTTAAAAAGAAAAGTTCAAACAGTTCCAATTGTTTTAATGTAAAAACTTTTATTTCTAAATTTGCCGTTTTTAAAGTATTGTTACCATTTAATGAATCTATTTCTAATGAAAGTATAA